AAACGCGATATGGAAGACGTATAATATTATAAATCAAATTTCAAAGCATGGAAGAATGGAGAGACGTCAAGGGTTTCGAGGGGAAATACAAGGTCAGCAATTTGGGAAATGTACGGAAGAGGTAAATAATAAAAATAAATGAATACTGAATACTTATGAAGACAATAGAAGATATTAAGAAGACAACTTATTTAAATAATAAAGTTAAACTTTTAGATGTTAATGGAAATGACCTTAATCTATATGATTGGGAAGTGGATGTTTTAAATGATTTAGAAAATCCAAAATATAAAAAGATTTGGTTAGTTCAAAATACAAGAAAAACAGGAGCAACATATTTCTCTAAATTAATATTGTACTTTAGGCCAGCAAATGATGGAACTTTCGTCATAAGTCATAATTTACATTGGTCTAAAAACATATCAAGAAACATGCCTATAACTTTTAAATATTTAAAGTCTCCTAATAGTTTAAATGCATCTGATTTTTTGACACCTGTCACATTATTTAGTTTAGAAGAAGAAATCAATAAAAATAATGATTTTAAAGCTTTATCACCTAATAAAGCACACTATGATTGTTTATATGATGGAGAGTTTAATGTGTTAAAATATACGGTGTTATGTTCTTATAATTTTGATTTACTCATTATAAATGTTAGCCCAAAAGATTTAGAAAAGGCACTGCCATTTATTGAACAAGACAAAGATAGAGAAGATGTTTATATCAAATATATAAAATAATAAGAAAAAGAAGAAACCAAAATAACAGTGTGCACGATCCTCACGGACAGTGCACACTGTTTTATTGAGGGAAGAGAGACGGTAAATAATAAAACACAAATATTAAATGAATACCAAAGTAAAATTCACAGATATTGATCCGGAAATACAGGAATATGTAAATGATATATTATCTGGCAGGGAAGTGTCAGGTGAGGCAATTCGTCTTGCATGCAAAAGATTTAAAGACTGGTTTGACCGGGAAGATTTTTGGTTTGATAATGATAAAGTAAACAAAGTAATAGACTTTATCGGACATTTAAAACATTTTGAAGATTAGTTCGCCGGACAGCCTTTTAAACTTCTTCCTTGGTAGGCGTGGGTAGTTGCTAATATATTTGGCTGGTATAGGGCAGACGACCATTCTAAACGTGTTATTCGTAATGTTTTTCTGCTGATTTCACGTAAGAATGGAAAGACTGCACTTTCTGCTGCAATTATGTTAGCTTCAATGATGGTGGACGGTGTTCAGGGAGCAGAATGTTATTTGGTGGCTAATTCACGTGATTAGGCAAAGATATGTTATAAATTTATTAATGGTTTCTCTAATTCTTTGGATCCAAAACATAAGCATTTAAAAACGTTCAGAGATTATCTGCTATATCCGAAAACAAATTCAAAAATCAAATGTCTTTCTTCTGATACAATGACACAGGACGGACTTAATCCTTCGTGTTTTATCGTTGACGAATACCATGCGGCTCAGAACAGTGATAATTATAACGTTTTAAAATCCGGTTAGGCTGCACGTAAGAATCCATTGGCGATAATTATTTCTTCTGCAGGTGTTTTGCTTGATACATTCCCGTGTTATGAGGACTGGAAGGTTGGAATGGAAATTCTTCGCGGACTTAAGGAAGATGATTCACGTTTCTATGCGATATATTAGCTTGACCCTAATGACGATTGGAGAGATGAAAAAGTCTGGAAGAAAGCTTCACCAAACTATAAGGTAACAGTGTTTGAGGACTATATGAAGGAAAGAATCCTGGAGGCAAAAAATGACACGGCAAAAGAGGCAGACGTTAAGACAAAGAACCTTAATATGTGGGTACAGTCAATGAATGCTTGGCTGCCTAACGAGCTGATAGACAGTCATATGCAGAAATTAGACATGGATTAGTTTACTTAGGAGGACCTTGGTTATATGGGTATTGACCTTTCTGCTGTTCGAGATTTGTCTTCTACTTGTATAATGTTTCCGCCTGATGACAGACGTTCTTATTACCCTGATAAGTTCATATTTAAATCTGCAATTTATATTCCGCCTGTCGCGCTTCGTGAATCACCGAACAGAAGCAAATATGAGAATTTTATTCATAACGGTTATGCAAGATTGACGACCGGTAAATCTGTTGACTATGACACTATTTTGGCGGATATTATGTCAACAGAGAAGCATATAACAATACAGAAAATATCTTATGACGCTTGGCAGGCTGCAATGTTCGTGAAGAATGCAATGGCAGAGGGTTTGCCGATGGAGCCGTTTGCACAGGGACTTGGTAATTTCAACAGGCCGACAAAGACTTTTGAAATTCTTCTGAGGAATGACAAGGTTATAATAGATTAGAATCTGGCCGTTAAATGGTGTTTCAATAACTGTGAGTTAAAAGTGGACCACATGGAAAACTGCAAGCCTGTTAAGGCCGGAGATGATTAGAATAAGAAAATAGATGCGGTTATCGCTATGTTAGAGGCACTTGGCGGTTATCTGCTTGATAATGATTTTTATTATGGAGAATAATATTATAGCAAACCAAAAACCGAGGAAATTCAAGAACCAGAATACAGAGAGGAAGCAGAAGCAGTATGGCTCACAGGAATGGAGGAATCTTTCAAGAATATACAAGACTGAACATCCGCTTTGTGAATGTTGTTTGGTGCATGACAGGATAAAGTCAGTGGAGGAAGTTCACCATGCGGTAAAGTTTGATGATTAGGACACACCAGAAAAGCGTTCAATGTTGCTACTTGATAAAGACAATCTTATTTCACTTTGTCGAGAATGCCACCAGACTTACCATAAAAAACCAAAGGAATTAACTGAGCTGCAAAGGAATTTCTTTCATGAGAAGCAGATGTATATTAAGCATAAATATGAAAGTAAGCTTATATTCCTTACGATAAAATAAATAGATAAAATACAACTAATAAATTATGAGTTGGTGGAATTTTGGTAAAAACAAAGAGAAAAGAGATGCTAAGCCTATAACATTTGAGGATATTTACGGAATATCTGGAGGGTTTTCGATTTTTAAATAGCATAACAATTATGCGCTTTCCCTTTCTGCTGTGTATTCAGCGGTAGAGCTTATATCAAATTCTATTGCACTATTACCTATATAGGTTAAGTACAAGGATGAAAAAGGAGATCCGCAGGTTAACAAGGAGCATTCTCTTAATATGGCATTTAATGATAATACAATGTCTAAGTATATGCTTATTAAGATGATGGTTTCTGACATGTTGCTTTATGGTAACGGTTATGCACTTATAGAAAGGGCAGCAGGTCAGGTTGTTGGACTCAGATATTTGGAATCCAATGATGTACAGGTTCAATGGGACAAGCATAAGAATAAGCTTTATTACACATGCGGAATTATTCCTGGAAGAGTGATTCAGCCTGAGGATATTCTTCACATATATAAGAATAGTCATGACGGGTATTCTGGTATTGGTGTTTTGAAATATGCTGCAAGGACTATCGACTTGGCTAATTATACAGAGAATTCTTCTCTTGATTATTTTGCAAAGGGACTTAATGCAACTGGTATCATCCATGCAAAACAACCGATGAATAAGATACAGGCAGAACAGGCTTTGCGTTCGGTAGAGGGAAATGTAAATGCAGACAAGGCATATTATAAGTTCTTGCCCTTTGATATTGATTTCCAGCCACTTACACAAAATGCAAAGGATGCACAGATGATAGAAACAAGACTTTTCAATGTATCTGAAATTGCTCGTTTCTTCAATATATCACCGGTTCTTCTTCAGGATTTAAGTAAATCGTCTTATTCTTCAATAGAGGCTGCAAACTTGCAGTTCTTGACACAGACTTTGTTGCCATATATTGCAATCATTGAGACAGAGTTTAACAGAAAACTTGTTGGCGAAGAAAAGATATTCATTGATTTGGATGAAAGAGAATTTTTACGCACTGATAGTCAGTCAACAGCTAATTATCTTAAGACACTTAAAGAATCTGGAATAATCACTACTAACGAATGTAGAGAACAACTTGGACTTCCACGTGTTGAAGGTGGTGATTCTTTGGTAATTCCTTATACAGACATTAACCAGAATACAGTTAATGGTGATAAACCGGGTGAAGAAGAAAAACCTGAGGAAAAGTCAGAAGAAAAAAATAAATAGATAAAATAAATTTTTAATTTATGACTAATAAAGAGGTAAGATATATTCCTGTAGAAGTCAGAGATTAGGAGCAAGGAAGACAGATATACGGACGTGCGATTGTGTTTGACAGTTATTCTAACAACCTTGGTTTCTATGAGAAGATTAACCGTTCTGCAATCACTCAGGAATTAATTGATAATTCAGATATTGTCTTTAACTTTAATCATGATTCAAACCAGGTACTTGCCCGCAGACGTAACGGAAAGGGTAGTTTGAATGTAGAATTAAGGGAAGATGGTGTTTATTTCTCATTTGAGGCACCAAACACAACACTTGGAAATGACTTGCTTGAACAGGTGAAAAGAGGTGATATTTCTACATGCAGTTTCTGCTTTACAGTTTCTCAGGAAGAAAATTCGCAGAAATGGGAAAAAAGAGATGGTGTAATGTACAGAGAGATATTCAAGATTGATGGACTGTACGATTTATCTGCTGTTACTTATGAAGCTTATTCTGACACATCAATTAATGCAAGAAGTTTGGAATTGAGAGATTTAGCAGAAAAAGAAGTTTCAGAGGAAGTAGAAGAAAAACCAGAAGAAAAACCTGAGGAAAAAGAAGAATCTATTCCAGAGGAAATCCGTTCTGATGAACCAGAAAAGGAGGAACCAAAGGAAGAGGAAAAACCAGAGGAAAAAGAAGAATCTGAAACAGAAGAGGAAAAACCAGAGGAAGAGGAAAAGCGTTCTGGTGAAAATGCAAATAAAAACGATATAAATAATAAAAATAAAACTAATCATAATATTATGAAAAAATTATTGCAGCAAGAAATCCGTGAGCTTAATAACGGAGAAAATTTGAAACTTAATGCAGAAACACGTACTATTTCGGTTGGTGATCAGGGTACAGGTGAAAATGTTGTTCCTGGTGTACATGATGATGTTATTGAAACTGAAATACAGGGTATTTTAGAGCCATTATATGCAAAATCAGTATTGACACAACTTGGTGTTCGTTGGTATACAGGTCTTCCAATGGGTGACATTCAGATTCCAGTTATGAGTAAAGGTTCAGTTACTTGGGAAGATGAACTTGTAGAAGCTTCTGAATCTAACAATGCATTCTCTAGCAAGAAATTACAGCCAAAACGTCTTACAGCTTATGTAGATATTTCTAACAAGCTTCTTCGTCAGGACACTATCGGTGTAGAAGCATGTATTCGCAGAGATATTGTAAACGCTTTATAGAACAAATTAGAAGCTACAATTTTAGGTGCTGGTGCTGCATCAACTACACAACCAGCTGGTATCTTTAATGGTGCTACAGTCGTTAAGAACGAAACTTATGCTAAGGTAACAGCAGCAGAAGCAGGTGTTGAGGAAAATAATGTTTACGGTGAAATGAAGTATCTTATGTCTCCAAAGGCAAAGGCATTCTATCGTTCACTTATAAAGGGTACTAATGCAACTGGAATGGTATTTGAGAATAACGCAATGGATGGAACTCCAGCTATTGTAACTTCAAATATTGCAAGTGGTAACTACGTATATGGTGACTTCTCTAACTTAGCAGTCGGTTCTTGGGGTGACATTGATATTACTGTAGATACAGTAACACAGGCACGTAAAGACAGCACACGCTTGGTAATTAACGCTTACTTCGATGCAGTAGTTCTTCGCTCAGAAGCATTTGCATTTGGTAAGATTGCGTAATTATTAATTAGAATAAGAAAGATAAGTAAGAAAGAAGAAAGAAAAAACTATTAAACCCATATTTAAATTTAAGAGGCTAATCATTTTTGGTTAGCCTCCTTTTATTCTCTTAATTTAATGTAAAAGATAACATATATTTCTTTATATCATTATTTAATTCGTATCTTTGCAAGTTAAAAAGATGTTATATGACAATAAAGTTCATTGATTTGTTCGCTGGTATAGGTGGAATAAGAAAAGGATTAGAGCAGGCTATTATAAAGTCTGGTCATAACCCTGTCTGTGTTTTCACATCAGAGATAAAACCGTATGCAATTTCCATTCTGCAGCAGAATCATCCTGGAGAAGAGATAACCGGAGATATTACAAAAGTAGATGCTTCGACTATTCCAGATTTTGATATATTATGTGGTGGATTTCCTTGTCAGGCTTTCTCTGCAGCAGGTAAGCGTGAAGGATTTGCAGACACCAGAGGAACTTTATTCTTTGACGTTGAAAGAATACTCATAGAGAAAAAACCAAAAGGCTTTATTTTAGAGAATGTAGAGGGCCTTGTTAATCATGATGGAGGTCACACACTGAATGTTATTATAACACACCTCCGCAAGATAGGTTATAAAGTATCATATAAAGTTCTCAATTCAAAATACTTTGGTGTTCCTCAGGAAAGAAAACGTATCTATATTGTTGGAACATTCGATAAGAAAGTAAATTTAGAGGATTTCCCTGTCATAGAGAAAACACTTGGTGATATATTGGAATCAGGTAAACCAACCAGAAATTCTAAGTTTACAAAGTTATTGTTATCTAAATTTGAAATCTCTGAATTATATGGTAAATCCATTAAAGACAAAAGAGGTGGCACAGATAACATACATAGTTGGGATCTTGACTTGAAGGGAAAGACTACCAAAAAAGAGAAACAGCTTCTTAATAAAATGCTCACAGAGAGAAGAAAAAAGAAATGGGCGGAAATATACGGCATTGACTGGATGGACGGAATGCCGTTAACCTTTGAAATGATTTCTTCTTTCTATAAAGATAAAGACTTACAGAAATTACTTGATAGTCTGGTAGAAAAAGGATATATTGTTTATGAGCATCCAAAAAAGAAAGTTGTTTCAAAGGGAGTAGCCAGAAGGGAATATGATACAAATCTTCCAAAGGGATATAATATCATTACCGGTAAACTGAGTTTTGAGATTAACAAGATTCTTGATCCTAATGCAGTCGCACCTACATTGGTAGCAATGGATATGCAGAAACTGTATGTGGTAGATGGTAAGGGACTCAGGAAACTTACTCTTAGGGAAGGATTAAGGCTCTTTGGCTATCCAGAAGATTATAAGTTTGATGTATCAGAAAAAGAGGGATTTGACTTACTTGGTAATACAGTAGTCGTTCCTGTTATTGAGTCTGTGTGTGAAAGGTTATTGTCTAATATAAAATTCTAAAAATATGGATGCAGCAGATAGAATATATCAGTTATTAATAGAAGATTTTGGGTTTGATGGTGCAACAGGTTCTGTACAGTTTAACCTGAAAGACTTTGGTATAACAGTTGAGCAGAACAATATAATAGGAAATATACTGGAAGAATGGTTGGCCAAATGGTTAATCAGTAAGAATATACCTAATATACATAATCATGCACAGTCTTCACCTGATTTCTGGCTTAATCCTGATAACTTAGATATAGACTGGCTGGAGGTGAAATCATTCACGGGTTCACCGAATTTCGATGTAGCTGCATATAGAAGCTTCATTCAACTCATAATCAATAAACCTAATAAGTTACAGTCCAAATACCTTCTTATAAAATACAAGATGGAGAACGGCATTGTGACTATTGAGAAATGTTGGTTAAAGAAGATATGGGAAATCTGTTGTCCGAGTCAGAAATGGCCTATTAAAGTACAAGACAAAAGCGGTGTAATTTTCAATATAAGGCCGGCAGTCTGGTATTCTGATAAAAAGGATTTCCCGTGTTTTGAGAGCTTAGAGCATTTCCTTGCAGCCCTTGAACAAACGATATATAGTTATCATGACACTAACTATTTGGCAGAGAAGTGGTCAGAAAATCTAATTAAGAGTTATAAAGACTTCTATGGTGTCGAATTACAGATACCTAGATGGATGGACATAAAGAAGTATTATAGCAAAAGAACAAAGAAATCAAGTGAATAATTTTGCTCTATTAATTATTGTTCATATCTTTATGAAGAAAATAACAATATTTAATATAGAAAACAGTTCCCGTTTCATTTAAATCTCTTATCTTTGCGTTATAATTAAATAACGCATTATGAAGAAGATTATTGTTTTATCACGTGTTTCAAGTGCACCGCAACACATTGAGAGTCAGACAAAAGACTTAGTTGCAGCGGCGGAGAAATTGGGTTATTCTACAGATAACCAGATTATTATAGAAGATGTAGAGTCTGCCATAAAGCTTTCAGAAGAAGAGCGAAAGGGGTTGAACAAGATGAAGAAATACATTGAGTCTGATCCCGATATTGATTGTGTGATATGTTGGGAGCCAAGCCGTTTGTCTCGTCAGCAAAAAACACTATATTCTATTAGAGACTATTTGTTAGGAAGAAGAATTCAGCTCTATATCCTTAATCCTTATGTGAAGTTACTAACCGATGACCGCACTAAAATCGACACAACTGCAAGCATTGTGTTTTCTCTGTTCGCTACCATATCAGAAAACGAAATGATGATTAAGAAAGAGAGATTTATGCGAGCCAAAAATGAACTGACGAAACAAGGTAAAAAGTCTGGTGGTAGTGTGAAGTTCGGGTACTATAAGAATGAAGATAAGTTTTGTGTACCTGATCCCGTAACATCTGAAATCGTTGTAGAACTTTTCAATTACTATAATAATAATGATAATGCATCTTTATGGAAAACCTATAACTATGCTGCAGGAAAGTGGCCTAATATCTTTCCTATAGTACCTTATATTAAAGGTCAGCATAAGATGAGAACTATACTCACTACCGAAATATATGCTTATGGAAACTGGTGTTATCCTCCTATCGTTACAACAGAGTCTTTTGAAAAAGCCAAAACCAAAATGAGCAATGCAAGATGCAAGCCACGTTATGAATCAAAACTTGAACTGCTTGGTAGAGGAAAAGTAAGATGTGCACATTGCGGAAAACTAATGGTAGGTGTCGGTGGTAATGTAAATGCCTATTATTGCCCTACCGATAAAACACACAGCCTCCAAATGAATATAGAGGTTCTTGACTGGCTTATTTGGAAAGTAGTGCCGATGGCTGCAAGTATTCATCTGATTGTTAATAATCAGTCAACGATTATTGAGGCAGGCGAGAAAATTAAGCAGAAAGAAAATATACTTGAACAGTTAAAGGCCAAAATAGATGAATCACTTGCGAAAGAAGAAAAGCTTGTTTCTTTGCTCTTAGACAGCAAAATAAGTCAGAGCCTTTATAACTCTAAGTATGAAGAGTTAAAGCGTGATACGGCTGACCAAAAGGCCGAATATGAGAGAATTAAGAATCAGATAATAGAGCTCAAAGTTATAAACAAGAATGCAAGAGAACTTGACATTAAGGATATTAAGGCACTATATGATACAACAGACTTTGAAGTGAGACTGGATTATGTACAGAAATTCTTGAAAGACGTTATTTTGGAAAACAAAGGAAACAAGGAAATCTTGATACACTTTAATTGGTTAGGTGATTTAGAAATACCTTCATCAGATTACCTGTATTGCGGCAGAGGCGGAAATCCGAAAATCTGGAAGATAAACCCCGATGGAGAAAAAGAACTGATATACAACAAAAGAGGGAGAATTGACTAAGATTCTCCCTTTGCTTTCCTCCAAATATCCTTTGGAATATCACTAAGATAATACTTGTACATTTCTGCCAAGACATTCAAATCCTTAAAATTTGGATGGTTCTTATATCCTCGCTTAAATGCTTTTTTCCTGCCTATGTACTTTGCATGTTCAGGATCTCTTTCAGCCCACTCTTTTGAGAAATCAGCCATCCGTTTAAGCTTTTCAGAATTGCCCTTCACATTCTTCTCATACCATCGTTTATTACCTTCCGACTTTTGAACAGCTTCCCTTTCAGGTGTACGATTAGGCAATGAATTATTAAACCCTCCATCAGTCACCAATGTCTTATGTTCTTGAATGAAGTGAGCTTCCCAATAATCCATTTCCTTAACCTCGAATTTCTTCAATATCTCATAATGATATTCACCTCGATGCTCTGCCATCCATTTATCAATTTCTAACTTGAATTCTTTATTTTTTCTGTTAGCTAGATAGTGGTCCTTAATCCTCATATGAAGATTCGTTGTTTGACCCACATATAACATGCGGTTATCAGAATTTCTTCTGATACCATATATGCAGCAACAGAAATAGTCCCCTTCTATGTAGTCAGGACACTTTAATTCTTGGGATGGTATTCTTTTCTTCATTGGTGCAAAGGTATGAAGAATAATTTAAAATACCAAAAGAAAAAGGGAATGCTTTTGACATTCCCTTTCTTATTGTTTAATGCAAGTATTTAATCAGTTGTTTTTATATAGTATTGTAGTTCATCGCCTTTGAGGTTATCTAAGCACCAATTATCGACCTCATGATAATAATTCGCATATAGTTCTGACTTCTGATTGTCCTTGCCGTACCATGCACATGATTTCCAACTCATGACCATTGCAAGCTCAGTTACATACTCATAGTTATGTTTCCACTCACTGAATGCCCTATTGAATGTGTCCTTGATGGCAGAAATGCCGAATGCATCAGCAATCGTAAAGTCTTCCCAAAACGTTGTTTTGGTCTCATATCCGCTTTCTAATCTCATATCCTTATAGTTTTAAAGGGTTAATAAAAAAGAGGCTTTATAGAGCCTCTGATAATTGTTCTTTAAGTTGTTGCAATCTCTCAATCTCTTGTGTCAGGTGCTCGATTTCCGCTTGCTTGCAATCATCGATGTACTCATTGGAGAAACTGATAAGTGACTCAACCTCATCAATAGTGGGATGGTACTTCTCGAACACCTTCTTAACGGCAAGTGAGAAGCGTGTGGAGCTTGAAGTGATAACCGCCGTAAAGCCGTCCTTGTTGGCTTTCTTCTTCTCTTGGAATTTCTTGTTGGCGATGAGCTTCAAGATTTTCTTGTACTGGTCCTCTACACTCATTGCATCGAAACTTTCACGAGTCTTGTCGCTTACAAGGTTGATGTTCTCATTAATCACCTGCTGCATGTTCTCAGCTGTCATTTCTTTCTTCATAATTGTACTTTTTAAATTGTTATTAATATTGTTATTTGTGTCTCTGAAAGACAAGGCGAAGATAGCAGATGATATTAAAACAAAAAAGTTTCTGGAGAAGAAAACACCAGAAACTTGTATTGTTTAGTATATTGAAAATCAAACGGTTTAGAGTGCAAATGAATTTTTGGTATTTAATGTCTGATATATAGATGAATCAAAACATAAAGACCTGGTAATTTTCCTTTGTGTCATTATTAACGTTAATAATTTAGTATTTATCAGAAAGTACAAATATCTCCTCTATATGCTATTTTACTTAAAGCATGATTTTGATAGTATGCTTTTGAAACATGTGTATATGTATTATATTTTATATTCTAATTGGTAGTTGATATAACAGTATAGTTTCCTCCAAAAGTCATAGTAGTACCATCATCTGTCCAATAATAATGATATTTTATACTATTACCAGAAGTATTATACATCCATGCCTCTTTTATAAAAGCTAACTATTGAGTAAAACCAGTAGTTGGAAAAATTTTTGCAACAGATAAACCTCCTACTGCTGTACGCGCCCCTATAGAAGAAGTTTCTCCTGTTAATTCATTTTTAATATAAAAATTACCCATAGTTATTCTATTCCATTTGTTAAGTACTGCTGTAACATTAAGTGTTTCTGTAAACCATGTTAAACTTATTTTATTAGTAGATTTTGTATAATATACTTGAAAGGGATACCAACGTGTACCATAAGCATTAGTAGTCTGCCCCCATACATAATTCTGTTTTTCTGTTTTAGACATATTTCCTGTATATGGAAATACATCTAAAACCATCCTCCAACCATCTGCAGAAGAATAATTAAATGATGACTCTGTAGCTATACTTGAAGGGCTGCTTGCAGTCATATCACAATTTGAATATATTGTTATTGGTGCCGGTATAATCATGATATTAAGTAAAGTGTATTTTGATCTATAGTTTGTAAAGCGTCATATTCTGCCTGTGTAAGATATTGCAATGAAATCCCACCGCCGCCACCAGAACTTTCTGGTAACAATGATTCCTTAATCGTACAAGTAGTAACAGTTTCTCCCGGTGTATATGTGCATTGATAGAAAGTAACTGTATATGCATAAGGATTTGTGTTCAAAGTTGAATCATCTGCAAAAATCAATAATCCCGAAGGCCAACCACTTGTTCTATATTCCAAACTGATTTTATCAGCAGATAAATTTTCAGACGCCTTAACAACACTTCCATCTTTATAAAGAACAAACCAACCATAAACAGAATTATTATTACCATTAGTAATCTCCATATAGCAATAATCTCCATAATAAGAATAACTCCAAATATCTTCTTGTTCTGTCAAATTTGCAAAAAGAATATATGCTTTCGAAGTCTGAGGATCTGATTGAAAAGACTAACCAGATGATTCATTCCCTGTTTTACCCACAAACATTCTATTTCCTTTAGCATAACTAGGTTCGGTAGTAGTTGTTTCTTCATCAAATAATTCTGTTTTTGTCACAAAATTACTTGTATCTATGCTTCCGCCGCCACTTGTAGAAGAATCCCATAACTATGAAACAGAAGTATCTAATACAAACAAATCCTGAAGTCTCTTCATCGGTTTTTTGTAATAATTAGCATTTGCAGTATCATCTGTATCTGGAATATAAACATCACCGTTTAGTCTTATTTCCAAAGCGTTGTGTCTATTACTACTGCCTGGATTTAATCCATTACCAACAGTGAAAAGTGTATCAGTACCCGTGCTGCTGTTATTGAATTTACCAAATCCGGCTTCATTAGTATTATATACTTTTACACCGTTTCCTGAAGTAAAAGAATAATCTCCATCTGCATGAGTCTAATGACCAAAAGCTGCTGCCATTGCTCCTGCTGCTACAGAAGTTACTCCTAATTGTAAAGCATTATTTCCAATATTTGCTGCATAACCGTCACCACCTTTAACAACAATACCTTTCTTTGTAGAATCTGTAGTATTTGTGAAAAAATGGAATGGTTGATCCGTTGAAACATCGTTTGCAGTCAAAAACTAACTAACATCATTCGCTTCCAATTTAGTAGATATATCATTACTTGTGATAAAAGTAGATATATCGTTTTGTGTCAATCCTTCTGGGATCTCAATCATTTTACCCTTATATTTTATCGCTATTAATGTGCTTGTATCACTCATAAATCTATAACGTTTGTTTTACCATATATTTATAAGGAAAAGTGCATATTAGAAAATATCCAATATGCACCAAAATTTATAATCGAAAAATATAAGAGAAAAATATAAAATATAAGCTATTAATTTACAATGAAATAAATGCTTGTGTCATTCATAAGAGTCGGATCCTAATCAACTACAGACTTGTCAATCAATACAATTTGCGCGAACTTCGCATTAGATTGTGCCTTTGTGTAGAAGTTGGTATTGATGCTTGTGTCAATCTGTGTCTTATCGTAATAATTATCGGCAATGCTCGTATCAATCTAAGTCTTTGTGTAATAATTGCTTAAATCTGTTTGCGGCGCGTGTTCCGAAACATAATCAGCGACTTCCTGCTCTGTCATGAATGTAGATATGTCATTCTTGCTGGCCTTATCCAAAAGCAGTTCACCAAGACTTGTATCTTCACTCATTCCTTCAAGGAAATCAGTGACGTCTTTCCATTTGTTAATTACCTTGTCCGCATCATCCGTATTGCTGAATACAGCATCCCAGTCTGTCTTCTTAACAAAGTTAGCTGATACATCGGAAATCTTTGCTCTTTCTCCAATGCTTGCGTCAATTTCCTGCACTTTTGTATTATAGTCAGACTTCTTTACATAATTGGTAGAAACATCTTCCGCAGATATTAAGTTACTTACATCAGGGCCAAGGTCAATCATTTGGCCGTATGCTTTAATCTGTTCTAATCTTTTATTTGTAGGCATAATATATTATGTGTATTTTTTAGTGTTCAATAACTTCCAGATAATCCTTGTCAGGATCGTATTTCACCAAATTAAGGTCAATATCCAAATCCGTAAGTTTACCCGGTATATTTAAACTATTTATTCTTTGATTGAGTGTTTCTTCCGTTATGTATTTGGTAGGAAGCTGATTCTGGAATGCATCGAAATCCTCCTTTGTCACATAACGAGGATTCAGCGTCTGCTCCACTAATTCATTCCATGCATCATAAGTGATATAGTGGGAATTAGTGCCTGAAAGGTTTACATTAATTCCACCGTCCTTTTTTCCCACGTTTATTCTGATTGGCTGATTACTCATAATCGTTTCCTTTCTTTTCCATATTTATTTTATCATTAAGATGCTGTTGTTACTGTCCATCCGGTTGGTATTCCCCATTCAATATTGCTCCAAGTAGCTTCTGAATTCTTTACAAAAGTACCAGTAGCAGCTACATTGTTTAACCAGTTGGATGCTGTCTATGAATAATTACTTTGTGTAGAAGTAAACATAGCCTTAATATAATTCAAAGATGTACATCCATTAAACATTGCATTATAGCAATAATTTACCAAATATGTTGCTGGTAATTCTGGTGCTGTTACTAAACTTGTACAACCCATGAACATAGCATTGTAGCAATTTGTTGCTAGTGTAGTAGCTGGCAATTCTGGTGTAGTTACTAAACTTGTACAATTACGGAACATATTCCTATAACATTCACTTGTTGCTGTTATTGCAGGTAAGATTAGGTCCTTAGCATTTATTAATTTTTTATTGTTATAGAATAACGCTGGAAATGCATAAGATTCAATAGTGTTGTTATTAGCAAAATTATCTTCATATACCAATGACATAATATTACCCATAACATCAATATTTCCACTTGATAGAATATTTGCAGCAGAAAGATAAAAGTTATAGTACAATTTTTCTCCATATGCACTGTTATTTCCTTTCAAGTATAGTTTTTCTCCATTGTTTAAAACTATTTGGCTACTGTTATCTGTAACAAAAGAAATATATGTCCATGTATTTAAATCTTTAGAATACTGAATAGATTTATCTGTTGTAATATAACTGCTGTTCTCATTATACTTAGTGAATGTAATTGTGTTATTATCCTCTAATGATTTTATGGTGAAATATTCTTGTGAATAATCTGATATAAAAGTCTGTATAGTCCACTTCTGATCTTCTGCATTTGTTAATCTCTCTTCAATATATTGGAACTGTCCCAAGTTATTTCCTGCAGGCAATCTGAATACACCACCATTAGCCGGCTGTGAGGCGGTCATTATAAAATTATTAAATCCACCAGGTTCAGCGGTAACACCATCCAATGGGGAATAATCTAATGCATGCATTGTTATATCTGTTACGCCAGTGTCTCTAAACATATTTGTATAACATCTGAATGCTAATGTAGTTGCAGGTAAATCAACTGTCTGAGTAAGATTAGACTGTCCGTTAAACATCCAGTAATAACAATACCTTGAAACCGTCTCTGGCCATATAATTCCACTTATATCTGTCAAACCATTACAAGCCATACCGCCAGAATTACCGGTACTTAATAAAGAAGCATAATAACCATTTGCATTATAAGTAGATAAATCACCGTATACCTTATAATAGCAACCAGAAAGAGCAATACCTGCACCGTATATTCTAGAATCCACCACGGGTGTATCATTATTATCGTAAACAACCTTTACCTTTATCTTGTCACCGACTTGAAAATAAACCCTCTGATTATTGTCATCAGTTAGATAAGTTCCTTGATAATTTTTTGATCGTTTTGTATATGTGTTATTTCCGCATGTAATATAGAAAGTACAGTTCTCTTGTGGATTATTTCCTTTCCTGTAATACAATGATGCACTGTCATTACCATCCTTATACCCTGTTATTTCCAAAGTAAAAGGATTGTTATTCTCAAACAGTATTTTAGAGCCCATATAAGCCTTATTATATGGAATACCGTTAACTATAAGCTTTGTAAAATTTATGCTGTTATAAGAGCCCATATTAGCCTTAAAATTAATTTTATTGTATGATATAGATTACATAAGGATCCTTCTCAGATATTGCATCATATTCAGCCTGTGTCAGAATCTGCACAGAATATGCGCCTGCCTTTACACCTGTATTAGTGTTTCCGATAAACCAGTTTCCTGTTGTTGAATCTATATGCGGAGTTACACCATTATCACCGGTATCTCCCTTATCACCCTTTGGTCCTTGAATTCCTTGAATTCCTTGTTCACCCTTAGGGCCTTGTATTCCTTGAGGACCCTGTTCACCAGTATCTCCTTTGTCACCTTTGGGACCTTGTTCACCAGTGTCACCCTTATCTCCTTTTGGACCCTGAGGACCTGTCTCACCAGTTTCTCCGGTATCTCCCTTTGGACCGGTTTCACCTTGAATTCCCTGAGGACCCTGTTCTCCGGTATCACCTTTATCACCCTTATCTCCTTTTGGCCCTTTCAAAGCTTCTAATTGTGCTGCTGTAAAATCTTCATATGTAAATGCATCACCTTTATCACCTTTGTCGCCTTTTGGACCCTGAGGACCTTGTTCTCCGGTATCTCCTTTAGGACCTGTCTCACCTTGAATTCCTTGCGGACCTTGTTCACCAGTGTCACCTTTATCACCTTTAGGGCCTGTTTCACCTTGTTCACCGGTGTCACCTTTATCACCCTTTGGTCCAACTTCTCCGGTATCTCCTTTTGGACCTGTCTCACCAGTGTCGCCTTTGTCACCTTTATCACCTTTGTCACCTTTTGGACCCGGTTCACCCTGAATTCCCTGAGGACCCTGAGGACCTGTCTTTATTTCTGCAATAACTGCTGTTATCTCTTCTGGATCCAAATTAATAAGCATGTTCCTAATCTCTTCTTTCGTATAGTAATCACGAGAATTAACGGAGGCATTCTTATTGTTATTCTTCAAATAGTAATTAAGGAACTTAACCTGCTGTGTGTCATAAGTTCCGTCTGGATATGCGCCATCAATGAAACTCCAGACAAACTTAAGCTTAATCTGTCCGTCCGGCAATTCAGAAAGAATCTGAGAAGAAATATTGATTATTCCTTCTTCCAAATCCTCCTTGTGAATCTGTGCGCTAATATAAGATTCTACTGTATAAACAGTTATATCAAATGAATTAAACATGTCAAGAGAAAAATCCGGATTGATACTCTCAACAGAAAATGTCAATGATAAATCTTGACCTGGATATATTATATTCATAATCTAAAAGTACTTTTGATATTTATAGACAAAAAGAAACCCTGACTATTCTCGCGAACTGTCAGGGAAAAATTAAAATTATAACATATGGATATATTAAAACAATTTAATCGTATCAGTTTTCATTTCTGATTTAATAATAATATTCTGCTTATTTCTCTTTGTCTATGGTAATTCAATATTTAATGAAGAATTTGCGTTATTTAACGACATCTGAAACTTTGGTGTCTATATTCTGAAATCCTCCGGTGCTAACTTACAATACCTCATATTTCTTTTGTTTCTCTATTTCTTTCATCAATTCTGAAACTTGCTTGCTTAACTGATTTATCTCTTCCTACATTAACCCTATCTATTCCAATATAAAATCTATTGTAGTCATAATAAAGAGCGTTTCTAATATTTATATCTTTATCTGTATTGAACCGTCAGTATTCACTATTCCTCTAATCATATGTTTCTTCTTTATATCTGAAAGCTTCTCTTCCGTCTTCGCAATATCGACATAATAATTATCATTTTCCTTATATGCAATCAACCTGAAACCCTTTGCCTCCTGATTAAAATAGTCCTTTAGTATTTTGTTGATTGAAAAATATATGTGTGAATCATTATCCGGTAACAGCTAAATAACCTCATAAATCTTCTGTATTGTCTTAAACGGCTGCCTCATATAAGATGCAAGTTCTATTGTAGCGTATATTGTAGTATTCATCCCTAAACATTCATTTTAATCGCATGTTTATGCGTTTTTATTAAAGAACTTATTATTTACCCAATTAAGGTATTCCTCTCTGAACTTATAAATCTTGAAACTCGGACAAGCCTTTTTCGCATACTCATTATGGCAGTGAATATCCTCCATTCCAATATCAAACCTATCCATAAGGTCATAGCAAAGCTGATACAAAGCTTCTTTCTATTCGGTAGTTCTGGTATCCTTTGGTGTCTTTCCGTCTGTCATTAATCCTCCAATATAGCAGACACCAATAGAATTCTTGTTATATCCCTCACAATGAGCTCCTATCTGTTCTACAGGACGACCTTTGTGAACTGTTCCATCCCTGTACACAACATAATGATAGCCAATAGTTCTGAAACCACGCTCCTTATGCCAGCGTGTTATATCGGCTACCGTGAAATCCTTGCCCTCAGGGGTTGACGAACAATGAAGTATTATAGATTTTATCTCTCTCATTCTGGCTGATTCTTATTTTTTTCATCTCTTTGTGCGTCATATGTGGAAATGCTATTCTTTCTGTCTATGTGTATCTTTGCCTTATAGCTGTAATCCAAACCCATTACACTGCCAGCGAATGTCAAAAGCTCGCCCACACCGGCCAAGACTGATGATGAAATTTCACCAATAGGGACACTCCAAAACCCCATCATCATTAATATGCAGCCGAATATAACAACGCCCACTGCAAGAAAAAGCTGAATAGTTAGTTTTTTATCTGTATTCATTAATGAGAGAAACGTATATTTTAATATTTATAAAATCATACAGGCAAATCAAAGACTGTTCAGATAATCGTCATTCTCATCATTGATATTTGGTTGCATCTTAATCTTGCTCTTTGACATAATTGTACCTGCAAACTGATTAACTATTCTATTAATGTTTGTCTGACAGTTGAATAAAGCAGGAAAAAGCGGATTTTTGTCCTTTGTTGAAACAGGGCCTTTGGTCGTCATTGTTACTTTCTCAGGCATAAGGCCATCCTGTTTAATCTGGTCCATTATATCAAAGTACATTTGATAATTGTCTGCTAACATCTTGAAACTTATTTCCCATTCATCAGGAATACAACCGTATTCCGCTTTAAGTTGCTTTTCAAGCTTCTTCATGTAGGTCTTCACTTCTTTACGATAAGATTTATAATTCATAATAATTAATATCTTTATTATATGTATTCAGCTTTTAATATATTATATTTTTTAGAGGACTTCTGCTTATTAATAACTTTCCATAATAATACTCTATTTGGTATATTAAGGTATTCCATTGCTTCTTGCATTTTACCAAACTCTTTTATATCACCATTATTAAAATATATTCTAATGGGTTTTACAATATTAGAATTTGGATTATTACAATTTTCCTCATTATTTACCATTCTAAGGTTTTCTGCTCTATTATCATTTCTAATATTATTGATATGATCTACCTATAAATTATCACTATAATTTAAAATAAACGCCTCTGCTACTAATCTATGTCCAAATTTATATATCTTTTCTTTATTATTACCAGTGTGCAAAACATAACGGCAATATCCTTTTTTAATAATTGGTTTAATTATATGTCCAGTGATTAGTGATAGTACATTTCCCAAATTGCTGACCTTGTATTTCCCCTCGAAACCCTTGACGTCTCTCCATTCTTCCATGCTTTGAAATTTGATTTATAATATTATACGTCTTCCATATCGCGTTTGTTTTCTGTTGGCCTATAGTTATCAGGGCTCCCGTGTTTGGAAGCGATATGGGGGCTCTGAGGGCCAGAAATCACCAAAACGCGTGTGACAAGGTGGTTGCGGCGTTCCATACCGTTTTTCAAACTTAGAGCTATGCCGGGGGTATTTGGAAGGAAAAAATTTTTGGAAAATTTCAGAAACAGAAATTTACTGGCCACTTTTTTTTCATTTGCATTTGTTAGCAGTATAAATTTACTGGCCGTGTTTTTTTTTCCTAAAACGGGTATACATGGGTATTAAATTTATCGAGGACATTTTTTTTTTCCTAAAATGGGTATACATGGGTATATAGTATATAATATATTTGATGTATATAATGTATATGTATAGTATATAATTATTAATAATGTATATTGTATATTGATTAGTGTATGTACTATTACTATAGTGTATGTGATTACTTATGTGTGTGGAAAGCTATCCTATCTGTTTGGAAAGTTATCCTATCTGTTTGGAATATCATTCCTTATCTGTCTGGAATACTTCATTGAGTGGTATGGTTATCCTATCCGTCTGGAATGTTCTTATATGCTTGTTAAGGTTCTTCAGTGGTACAACAGAGGAAATAGAGAATGAGTGCAACGGAGAATAATAAATAGATAAAATATATTTCTAATATTATGTTAGAACTTTCCTTGATTAAAAAACATTTAAATATTGAACCAGACTTTAAGGAAGATGATGCATATCTTATGAATCTTTGTGAAGCAGCAGAAGAGATAGTTAAGAATCATGTTATGGTTGATTCAGTCGATGATTTATTGGATGAAAACGGAGATTACCTTCCAAATGTCCGTCATGCCATTCTTCTTTTGATAGGAACTTTCTATGCCAACAGAGAGTCAGTTGCATACGGCATTCCAAATAAGATACCACACGGATATGAGTATATCTTATAGCAACTGAAAAATTATAATTGGTAAAAAATTAACGAGTAATTATTATGGGTGTTATTGGAGCTGGACGTTTATAGGAGCAGGTGGAGATATGGGCACAGGACATATATACAAGTGAATATGGAGACACTACAGAGGAATACAAATTCATGCAGAATGTAAGGGCAATGGTTGATCATACTGCAGGAAGTTTGAACATTGAGAATTTTGAGATTTTCAATGCATATCACAAGAGCTTTACCGTTCGCATTCATACAGACGTGCGTGATACAGACAGGATAAAGTACAACGGTAATTTCTACAGAATTATAACCATTGATATTGACAGGCCAAAACAGACAAAGACTATTGTCACAGAATTGATTAAAGAATAATTATGTCGGACATTAACATGACATATTCAGACGGAGGACTTTCTGAACTTTTAAAGGATTTAAAAGGGAAAGAATTCAGGCGTATTGAGAAGAAAGCAATGCGTCGAGGTGCTTCTGTAATCAAACGTCAGACTATTTCTAATTTCAAGAAAGAATTACCAGCAGCAACACAGCCTTCTGAAAAATATTCTGACAGATTAATTGATGCTATTCGCTCTACTGTATATGAAGAAGGAAATGAGGTATTCTTTAAGGTACATGTCATGGGTTCAAGGAAGAAGGATTCTGGTACATTCAGGGCTCGTTTCTTCGAGAAAGGAACAAAAGAAAGAGATGGTGATGGCCATTACAGAGGAAGTATAAAGCCTATGAATTTCTTCTCAAATGCAGTTTCACAAACGAGTTCAAAGGCATATAATGCTATAAACCAAACATTTACAAATGAAGTTCAGAAAATAATAGATAAAAAACATAAAGAAGAAAAGATATGACATAGAGTATTAAATTAACCAAATATATCAGGAAATTTCTCCTTGACAATAAGGAACTTATGAAAATAGTTAAAGCTACTTCAATATTCCCAATAGTTGCCAATGCTAATACCAAATATGCTTATATCGTTATGCAGCGAACAGGAATACGTGCAAGTTATTCAAAGGGAGGAATAACAGAAGATAATGTAACGTTGGAAATTATCGCTATTTCTAATGATTATTCTCAGTCCATTGATATTGCATAGTTAATAAGGGAAACTATTGACGGAAAACGATACAGGAGCGATGAAATTGAAATAGACGATATTGAGATAGAGTCTATTACAGAAGAGTTTATCGACAATGCTTATTTACAGAGATTGGTATTCTCAATGAAAATCAGATAAAAAATAGAGGCTAAAAAAATTATTAGCTACTTATAAATATAAAAAATAAAACAATTCATAATTATGAAACCAAACATTATAAAAGGTGCAGAATTGATGTTATTCAAGGATGGTAAATCTTTGGCATATGCAACTAGCCACACACTTAATATCACAGGTAATACAATCGATATTTCAAGCAAAGATCACGGTGCATTTTCTGCATCAGAAGTAGGCTCAATATCTTGGGAAATAACTTCTGAAAACTTATTCACAGACGGTGACTATGATGCTTTATTCTCAACAATGGTTAATCGTACTCCTATTACAGTTGTATTCGGTCATGCAAAGGATTACAACGTAAATGGACTTGCAGCTGATTAGGATAACTGGGTTCCAGATGATACAAAAGACAGCAAATACTATGAAGGTACAGCAGTTATCACTTCATTGAATTTAACGGCCAATAACGGTGAGAACGCGACTTATTCTGTAACATTAACAGGAAATTCAGCATTACAGCAGAAGACAGTTGCATAATCAAGAATAATACAGATGCTTTCTTTAAAGCAAGGTATTCATTTCATATTTTAAATTAAGTTATACCCTGATAATCTCTGTATTATCAGGGTTTATCTATTTAAAAAATCCGCAACCTTAAACCCTTTATAAATATTGAAAATAAACTTATTTAATAATATGAAGATTACTATTAAGGAACAAGAAGTGACATTAAAATATGGATTCAGAGCTCTTATGGTATATGAGCAGATCCTTGGTAAGACTTTTGAGCCAAAAGGAATAACAGAAGTATTGACATTCATGTACTGTGTTATAATTTCATCAGAAAAGAATTTAGAGTTCAGTTATGATGAATTTTTGGATTGGATTGACGAAAACCCTTCTATGATAAAAGAGTTCTCTGAATGGCTCACAGAGACTGTACAGCGCAATAATTTCCTTGCACCTTAGAATGTATCAGCAGCGGACAAAAAGAAGGCACAGAAGGTAAAGAAATCAAAAAACTAATATATCATGAAATATTCAAAACACTCGTAATTGAACTTAAATTAGTCGATTATCAATATTTCATGGATGAAATGGAGGAGTGGGAAGTTTATAATTTTTATGATAACCTCAAATATGCAAATCGCCCTGAATGGGAACAGACACGTCTCTTGATGTATATACTTGCATAGACAAACAGTAAGAAGAATTTAAAAATTACTGATTTATTGAGATTCCCTTGGGACAGTGAAGGTGAAGAAGTGGAAACTATTGAAGACACTACTGAAAACCGTAATAAGTTGAGAGAAAGAGCAAAACAGTTTGAGAAGATTTTGTAGAATTAGAAATAAAAGGATCCTTATTTAGGGTCCTTTTGTTTTATTATATTTGTGAAAATTTGGCTATCTAATAATTCATATAAATATTAAAATTCATGAATCATATAACATGGCTTAGGATCTCAAAATAACCGCTTCACTTTAGGATAATTTATCAGGTGGCTTGAATACCATAACTGAAAGTCTTGGTAAAAATAAGAAAGCAGCAGAGCAGGCACAGAAATCCCTTAAGAATATGCAGGGTAGTATAAATTCTGTATAGTCTTCTTTAGCTGGGCTTATAGGGGCTTTTTAGTCTGGAAATTTTATTGCATTTGGTCAATAGGCTATTAATGCGGCAACTGCTATGGGCGGTTTGACAGGTGCGATGGGTGCAGCCACTGGAGCAGCAGGCGGACTTGGTGCAGCAATGACAGCAGCTTTGGGTCCAATAGGACTTATAGTTGGTGCTATTGCAGCAGTCGGCGCGGTTGGCTTTACAGCAGCAAAGGCAGCAAGTGAACTTGATACACATTTAGATAGCCTGCAATCTTTGACAGGTCTTGATGATACAGCAATGAAGGATATGTCAAAGGCAGCTGTTAATATGTCTAAAGACTTCAAAGCTTCTGCATCGGATATTGTAGATTCAATGAAGCTTATTGGTTCTTAGGCACCGGAATTGCTTAAGGATCAGGAAGGATTAAAGTCTGTTACAGCGGCAGCAAACACCTTGGCAGAAGCAGGTCAGATTGAGGTAGTAGATGCAGCAAAGGCCATAACCACT